CGTAACAACACTGTTTTGTTCAAAGGATAAACGATTATTCGTTTCAAACTAAACCCACTCCAACGAGTGGGTTTTTTGCTTGTCACAAAATAAACGACAACAAACGTTTGTAAATGAATAAGATTTACCTTTGTTCTTTAATAAATAATCAATTAAATCAAATAAAAAATGGGAACACAAGAAGAAAAATTGCCATCACACTTGTCTAATCTTTACAAGAAAATGGTTTTGGATGGATTGATAGTAGATAAAAAATACGTAGGCGAGATTCCGTTGGCCGAGTATTTGAAATCCGTCGAAAGTTCAGATTCCGCGGAAGAAAAAGCACCAACGGAGACGGAAGGACAAGAACTATCCATCCCGCTATCGCAAGTAAATGAATTACTTGAAAAGAAGATGGCCGAAATGTTAAAAGGAATAAATTTTCCCCAGCCACAGGCACCGCAATACCAAGCGCCATTGGTAAAAGAAGAATACGACATCGAAGATTTGCCGGAATTCAAGAATTGGGAAGTCAAAGACAGGGAGTATGAATATTTGGAAGGAAAACCAGTTTCGGCATCCATCCCGTCAAAACACACCGATTTAGTGCCTTTGCAGTACTTCAACAAAGAGAAAAACAAGGTACACATCTTGCGTTATGCTAGCAACCAACCGTCATTTTTCCAGGAGAATCAAAGTAAGGAACCGGGTTCGGTGATATTGGCCGAGATTTTGTTCAAATTTGGACGACTAAAAGTTCCCGCAAACGAAATCAACTTGCAGAAGTTCTTGCACATTCACCCGTACAAAGACAAAATTTTCAAAGAATATGATCCGAAAGCAAAATCGAGAGAGATTGTTGCCAAAGAGAAATTGAATCACAAAGCATTGGGATTGGTGTTTAGCGTTGGCGAAATCACGAACAGGGCCATTGCATCGGTAGAATGCCCTAATTACGTTGATTCTTGGAGCGAAGAATTATTGGAGGAAGAAGTATTAGCAATCGCCAAAAAAGACCCTGCAAAATACATCGCTTACACCGAAGATCCCACCATCAAGATGAAAGGAGTAGTCAAAGTAGCTTTAGCAACCGGAGATTTGATTTACAGTACCTATCGTTGGATGAACAAGAATCGAGAAGTTATTCTTGAAGTAGCCAAGAACCAAAACGAACTGGACGAAATAGTGAAATACTTTGAATCCGGAGTAGGAAGAACGTTCTATGAGTTCTTGTTGCACTCAAAGTAGTTTAGAATAAATAAAAAAAGCCTTCTCGGTTTGAGAAGGCTTTTAATGAATTTTATGTTTTTAAATACTATCCATACCAAGTGCTTCCCAAAATGAGATTATGTTGCGGAAGGCGTTGGATATTTGTTTTTGTGATTTTCATAGGACAAATGTATAAAATTTTAATTACATACAAATGTTTGTTGTCGTTTATTTTCTATCTTTGTTGAAAATACTTGAAGGATGATTAGTATCAACAGATGCAGGAATACCGTATTGTTCTTGTTGGATAAAAACAACAGGGCGTTTATTTCTCCAATGGAGTTTGATTCTTTTTGTTATTTGGCCCAGTCGGAGTTGTTCGAGAACTTGTTTTATCAGTACAACAAATGGCTGACAAACCAATCAAGACATTTGTCGAATACTGGATTTGCCGACATTCCAAAAAACATACAGGAGCAGATTGACCACTTTTCTACGTTTTCCATCCCTTCGAATTTTACATACAATTCTACTGACGACGTTTGGGAGTTTTCCGGAACCGACTTGTATCGCACCACTGGATTGTCGCTTGTGAACGCCGCCAACAAAAAAGTGGATATTGAAGAAGTTCCCAAAGGGAGTGTTTGGAATAATATGGTGAATTCGAAAATTAATGCACCCACTACCCTATTCCCCATTTACACCAAAATCGGGAATGCTTACAGAGTTTATCCAATAGCACCGACAGGATTCAAGGTAGAATTACTTTACATCAGGACACCCAAGGCCCCGAAATGGAGTTATGTAATCGATGCCAAAGGAAATCCAACTTTCAATGCAGGAGCATCGGACAGACAAGATATTGAATTGGACGAGAGTATGTTCTACCCGCTTATAATGAAAATTATGTCGTTTTGCGGAATCAGTATTCAAGAGGAAGAAGTTGTTGCTGCTGCCGCAAATTCTGATGTAGTAACCACAAACAAACAATCTTAATTATGGCTTCGATGAATCCACAGGAATACTACGAAGACGAAGCGAATCACGGCGAGTACGGTTACGTTTCGTTGGAGGAAATGGTAATCAACTTCATTTCGAACTTTACCGGTGACGGAAAGATTTTGAATGCCGTAAAACGCTCACAAGTACTGTATCAATTCAAGCAGGGTATCAAGAAATTCTCGATGAACGCTTTGAGAGAGGTTAAAAAAGTAGAATTGGAGTTGGGCGACACACTGGACATTACATTGCCTCCAGATTACGTCAACTATGCGAGAATATCATACGTAAACCCCGAAAGTGGAGAATTGATGGTATTGTCGAGAAACGAAAAAATGGCGATGGCCACGGCTTATTTGCAAGACCACGATGCCGAGATATTGTTCGACGACAACGGATTTATATTGGAAGGCACCACTTATTACTCTGAGTTGAACGACAAAGCAAACAAGCGGTTTTTTGAAGGAGGTTGCGGAAGTGTCCACGCCAATTTCAGATTGGACCCAACTCAAAATGCCAACAGCTATTTCAACATCGACCCCCGAATGGGGAAAATACATTTCAGTTCCGATAATGCAAGTAGAGTGATTATGCTCGAATACATTTCGGATGGATTAGAATACAGCAACGAAAGCGATATTAAAGTTAGTAAACTAGCCGAACAAGCGCTCTACAACTACGTTAACTATGAGTTAATGAAAACATTATTTAATGTTCCGATGTACGAGAAAAATGAAGCCAAAAGAATGTGGTTTGCCGAATACAAAAATGCCAAAATAGCAATGATGGATATTAAGATTTCCGACATAATGCTGTTTTTAAATGCAAAAAGACAATGGATAAAGTAAAATTAATACGTGGAGATTTTCGATGGGAAAATAACATTCCTAATAGTAAAATGATTTTCGTTCCTTCCGATAAAGGGAGGTTTTTAACTGGATATAATCCGCCAATAAAATAAGATGGTAAAATTCCCAAACACGTTTAGTAAAGGTACAGTTCAAAAAGATTTAGACCCTCGTTTTGTGGGTTCGGACGAACTTATTGATGCGGAAAACTTCTTCGTTGCTTCACTTGAAGCATCGAGTGGCGGGATTGGAAAAAATGCTTTAGGAAATGCTTTGAAAACTGCTTATAATATTACAGGCGGTCATACTATTGGTCACGGAGTAAATACAAGCAAGAACAAGGTTTACAACCTTGTAAAAGGAGCCAATCACGATTACATCATAGAATATGACAGCGAAACATTTGCTTCCGTCATAGTGGCCCAATCCACAACCGGAACCCGATTGAATTTCAGAACTGGGGAAAGAATAACCAATGTGGAAGTTTTGGACGGAAATACCGATGCCGATACCTTGCTTAAATTTTCGGGAGACAGTAACCCGCCAAGGATTCTGAACATAGCAAGAGCCAAAACTTGGGGAATTGACGGATTCACTGCCGAGGAAATAATGCTTATCAAAGCACCCCCATTATACCCACCAACAGTTGTCCAGATAAACACTTCGGATTTAAAGGAAAATTTCCTTGAAGACAAGTATCTTTCGTTTGCGACAAGATATAAATACAAGGACAATTATTATTCTGCTATTTCTGCTTGGCAGGAATACGCTTTTACTCCAGACAGGTTTCAATTGGATTTTTCTTCCTGTGAAAACAAAGGAATGGTGAACATATACAACGGATGCGATATTACGTTCAGTACCGGTCCGCGCGAAGTTGTCGCCGTTGATTTATTGTTTAAATATAGCAATTCAGACGTGGTTTACAAAGTGGATCAATTTGTAAAAACTGAAGAATCTTGGGGGGATAATATCAATATTCCTGCCCCAATACGGTTTACGAATAGTAAAGTATTTTCAGTATTGCCGGCAGACCAATATTACAGGTCAGACGATAAAGTTCCGGAAGATGCTACTGCTGCTACTACGGCAGGAAACAGGGCAATGTTTGGAAATTATAGAGAGGGAAAAGACTTGATTGACAAGAACGGCAATCCGGTAGTGATGGATTATTCCGTGGGAGTTTCATCTGTTAGTCCTCAATCGGCAGAATTGATTATTTCAAAACTAACCGCCACTTCGCTATTTGACGCATCGACAATTG